GGTTCCGCCAGTGCTGGATGCCACGATAATGACATCGTTTACCGCCAGCATCGCGGCAGCACTGTTGAAGTACCCTGCCGTGTTTACAGTGGCGATAGTGTCAGTCGTGGAGTAGAGCCAGAGAGACTGACCAGAGGCACCGCCAACGCGGATAAGAGCAGCCGAAGAGTAAGCCATATCACCTTTCCCCCTTAGTTGTTGTCGAGGACTTCGTAGACGCCGTTATCATTGATAACAACTGCGCCCATCGACATCATCGACGTGGTAAGGTGCGCCACTTTTTCAGCAACGTAGTTCACCTCGGTGCGAACATCTGCGTTGATACCAAGGCCAACAGCCGTGGTATGATACGCATAGTTCTTTCCACCGGCAACGGCAGACGTGGAGAAAATCTTGAAGCCCAAGAAGTCCTTCATTGTCATGCCGCCAGCAAACGGAAGGTTCTGCGGACCAACATAATCCGAGCTGGCAAACTCGGTGATGTTGAACAGGTCAGCAAAGCCAGCCGGGGCCATTGCAAGATAACGCTGCCCGTCTTCCGGAATATCTGCCGCACCCATTGTTTCAAACAGGACAAGCAAATCTGCCAGAACCAGAGCGCCGCCGGTATCTGCAATCTGGGTAGAGTTTGCGCCAGCGTCGAGAGCCGTCGTGATGAGTTCATCAGTCTTGCGCCCGAGAGCAGCGGCCGCCGAAGTGGCCACAGCTTGGCGCTCGTTGATGTTGGTCTTCAATTCATCCAACGAGTCAATGTACTCCGGCGCGTAGTAGTCGGCCATCGTGACGGTGACGTTTGTGTGCGCAAGGTCCATCGGAGTGATGTTACCGTTGCGGGCTTTGGTAGTGGCTGAACCAGTACCGATCTTCTGGAATTTGGCAGTCGATCCGCTGACGTTGTTCGTGCGGACAGTGTTCCGCATCTTCGAACCCATTCGCTGGTAGGCCAGCTGAACGTCAGCTTCAAACTGCGCGACGAAGGCTTGGTCGATTGTATTCGCCATATCTCGTAGTCCTTAGTTGAGTTTCGGATTCAACGGGTGTCCGAGTCTCACGTCTACGAGGGTATCCTTGCGGGCCTCTCAGTGCATAGCGGGCCGTGGTGTCCCATAAATAGAACCATCTTGACCGTAATTGCAATGAACAAATTCTATTACGTCATGCCCAAACTCTGTTTTCCCAGTATCAGTAGCCGTAAAGCCAAGCCATCCAAGCCATTGGCATATCATTGCGTTCTCTGCCCAGACGACACAATGAAGGCAGTCGTGGTAAGTATGGTAAAACGACATGAGCCTTGAAGAAGCCCGCGCAAATTTTGCAAAATTCCTTGACAGGTCTTTCGAGAAGAGGGCCCACATAAGCCCATGGCAATCAATGCCGGTAAGTGCGACTGGAGAACCGTGAAGGAGAACGGCAAATGCCGCATGGCTTGAAGATTCAAGGAGTCTCGGTATCTCGGTTTCGGGGTCCATCTTGTAGAAAATCTCGAACTCTCGCAAATTCTCGTCGCTCATATTGTCTATGAACGGACGGATATGCTCCGGCTTGAGAGCTACAAGATGGAGGCCCCTACTCTCTGCAATGGCCTTAGCCATAAAGCTTTTTGAATCCCTCGTTTACTTTCCTGATGTACGCCGGATCGTGCTTTGTCCTGTCGGAATATCTTGGGTCGTCCATCATGGAACGCAGCGACTCAAGTGTAAGGGCGGCTGGAGCATCAGAATCACCGCTGAATGATTTTGATTTCTGACTCTCCATGATTGCCTCAAGCGCGATGATGCCTTCATGCGTTTCGCACATGCGCTCTATGGCTGGCATTGCATCTGCCGGAAAGAACTTGTTTGCAAAAAGACTTGCCGCATTGATTCGGTCGTCAGCATTCTCTCCAAGCTTATCGTATTCCGCCTTCAGGTTTGGGCTCGACATCGAGTCCATATAGACCTGAATTCCTTTCTCGAACTGGTCCTGACTGAACCCATTTTCAAATGAATGCTCAGACCACCACTTGAGAAGATCGCTATCAACGGTAGACTTCTCGTCCACAAAGTCAGGCACCTTATAGTCGCCAGCTTTTTCCGGGCGGTTGCTGTACCTTTCTGCCGTGATTTCATCCATCAGCTTTTTCTTGATGTCCGCATCGCGGGCTCCAAGCTTTGACTCAAGCTGCTTGTACGCCTTTGCCAAATCTTCTGGGGTTGAATACTTTTCAGGCAGCCACTCGGGCCGCTCCTGAATTTCCTCAACAACCTCTTCTTCTTTTTCCTCGACGGCCTCACTCATTCACTTTCCTCCTGTGAGCATTTGCCACTCTGCGCTCAATAAGCCCAACGATGTACCGCTGTCCCTCGCTGTGAAGTAACTCATTGTGCGCCACATTCGGACCATGCACCATCTCAATGGTAATGGACCGAAGGTATCGAAGAACCTCTTTGCCTGTCTGTGTCGAGAAAACAGACGCAAGGTTCTTGTCGATAATTTCTTCTTCTTCCGCGCTTCGCTTGAATCCATCAAGCCCAATGTTAATCTTCAATGTGCTACTGCCCCACATCTATTCCTTGTTGCTGCGCCTGCATCGCCAACTGCTGCGCCATTTGAGCAAGTTGCTTCCGTTGATCTTCATCCCTGATAAGGAATTCCGGAACACCAAACTTTTTCGCTAGGTAAATGGATACCTCTTCGGAATCCACCAATAGCTGAAGAGTTTGCGGTCCAAAGAATTTACTGACAAGCTCAAGGAAACGGGCCGTCGAGCCAATGTCTTGATTGGCTTGAGCTTGAGCAAGCGGAGAAGTTGATCGAATCTTTACCTCGCGCCCGTTAACGCGGGGGAGTTCGATTCGACCCTGCTTCTTCAGGATGTAAATCACTCGCTGAAGAACGGGCTGAACCAGTTCCGACTGAAGCCTGCCAAACGCAGACCCAACACGTCGGGACAGGTCTGCCATGCGCTCGGCAATCTCAGTTGCAGTTGCTGGCGTCCTATTCGGGTCGCCAAGCATATCGTTATACAGCGCCCTTTTGATATTGAGGCGCATATCATTCAGGGAAAACTGCGCAACGTCAAACCTGCCAGCTGACTGAATTGGCTCAAGGCCGCGACTCCCCACTCCTTTCGGAATGATCGTGCCGGGAACAAGTTGAATCGTATCTGGATTCGTTACACCGTCGTCTTCCATCTGGTAGATTCCTGAAATTGCCATCTGAGCATTCTCAAGAATCAATTGAATCACGAGATTCGTGACCTTGATTGCGGACAGAGCGTTCATCAATGGGCCCCGGCCGTAGACTTCCCCGGCGCATTTGTCCCACCTGAAGCAGACAAACGGATTAGAGCCGATTCCAGACATCGCCTCGTACCGAAGAACAGTTTTTGTAGTCATGCAGATAGCATAGAAGAGGTGGGCTTCCTGATTCTTCGATGAATAGTCTCGGCAAACAACCTCAAGAACATCTGTCTTCTCATCCGACGAGGCCCTGCGCATTACTTCCTTGTCAAATGTCTCGCCCGGATAAAGAATCTCAAGGCTATCGAAACGAATTCCCCGCCTTTCCCTGAACACATGGTCTATCCGTCCGTCTGGGCCGGTGTCCAAGACGACGTGAGGCAATGGTATGGCCGTAAAGTTAATTGGATTAACGGAGTCGCCTTCGTCAATTGCGAGAATCCCAGTCCCAACGGCTAGGTCCATGAAGGATTCGTGCACCTCTTGAGAGAAGTTTGAGTTTTGAATAATCTCGAACACATACTCAGTGACTTCATCAAGCTGATTGTCTACCTGCTCGCGCTGCTCCTTCGGAACTTCAGAGCCAGATATGAGATCAGCCCACCTCGCGAAGTTTGGGACCACTCCCGACTGAAGCCTGCTGGCAAATTCCTGAACGCCAACAACCGCAGTCTCGTCGAATATCTTTTCGTCCCTGCGCCTTCCGGGCTGCTCCGCATAAAACGACTCCCTCATTGGGAGAGCGTACTCATAGCACTCCTCAAACAACGGAACAAAATTCTCGCGCAGAATTTTAGCTCTATCGTAACGCTTCAGATACTTTGAGACGGCAGCGTCCATCAATCAAACCTTGTTTTGTAGCCGCTTGAGCCGGAGCTTAGAAGAGATGGCCGCCCTCGCCCGCCGCCGCCTACCGATCTGGAACTTCCGGTCAAAGCAAAATCAATGTCTTCAGCTTTTGCGCTTGCCTTTTTGCGGCGCTCTTCTTCAGCTTTCAGGTCGGCCTCACGTCGAGCCTGATCGGACGCTTCTATCTCTGCCTTGCTTGGACCGAAACACATTTCACATACTCCTGCTTGCCACCTAGTACCACAACTTTTGCCTAAAAGAAGCTTCTAAATCCAGTGCGTTTTTTCTTATCCCCGAACACATTGAAGTCACGCTTCGCGACAACTGGGCGTGATGGCTTCTGACTGGACAGCAGAGCTCTACCCTCGCCCGCGCCGAGAAGAAGGTACTGGAGCGAGTCATGGATGTGGCTGAACATATTTTTATCTGGCTTATCGGCGTATCTCTCGCCAGACACTTCCATGCGTTTGTAGGAGTACCCACCCTCAAACCCTTTGATGAGCATTGAGCAGCGCCGATCTACAAGAAACGCAGGCTTGCCCTCGACCATCTTGGCTAATTGGGAGGAAACAGCCTCAAGTCGAAGGTCAACTGAATTTGATGGGGCGGGGAATGCGCGAAGCCCCGCGCCTCTTAGGATTTGGAATGGAGTTGATTCATCTGTCTGCGCTCTGAAGTCACCAGCAGGGTCGCCGTAAATAATTACCTCTCCTGCGGCAGAGAATCTTGTAGCAAGTTCGTTTCTCAGGACCTCTGCAAACCGGACAATACCCATGTCAACTGCAACAATCTCTGATTGGATCAGCCATCTGCCACGAACCTTTTGACCAATCGTCGCCGCTGGTGTCAGTCCAAAATCAAGGCCAACATATACAGGAATACCGGCCGCAACAGGGACTTCTTCCTTGGCGATGTGAACGTCAGAAGCGAACATCGGATAAACAGGCTTCCCGTCTTGGATAGTGCCGAGCCTATTCATGACATAGACATCAATCCAGCTTTTTGTTTTGCCTCGAATCAGATTCGGGTAGTAATTCCGAATCATGTTGTGCCTGTTCTCGGCGTTTTTCGCCTGATCGTACCCAGTAATCTCCCCATCTTCGTCCCTGATTTCCACCATCCCCGGCGGCTGGGTAAAAAATTTCCAGTTGTCCGGGGTCACGAGCATTTTCGCCTGCTCTCTGGGGATGTGGTCAGGGATCGGAACCTCTCCTGACATGATCGGCCACCAATGATCCTCTTCTGGAGCGTTGGTATCGGCAATCACACCGTTCCAAGTCGGGCCCCCATCACGCATTGAGGGGAATCGCCCCACCCGCATGGTGCAAGCGTCGATAATACTCTTGGGAATCTCCCTCGCTTCGTTGATCCAGATGCCTGTCAGTTCTAGAGAGAGGAGTTTTTTTACATCTTCGGGCCTGTCTAGTGCCAAGAAGATAACTTCGAGGTCCAAGTCCCCCCTTTTTATGTTGTGGGTGTAGGGAACCGACCAAGTAAACTTGCCCCAATCGTTCTCCGGAAACCAATCAAGCCATGTCTTGATCGTGGTTGTCCGAAGCTGTGGGTTTGTATTCCTGATAATTGCCCATCTGCTTTTGCGCACGCCGTCCGAGTTCTTTTCCTGCTGCAACGCACGGCGGAAAACCTCGACGCAACAAGCAACAGACTTGCCGCTGCCAACCGGACCCCTGATTCCCCGAAAAAATGTGTCGTCCTTCATGAAGTCCCGGAGGGTTTCTCCGTCAGGTTTGTACTTAAAGTCAACCATCCACGCTGCGCACTTGATTGAGATGCCTTTCAAGCTCTGTAATCTTGGCCTTTAAAGCGCTTAAACGACGAAGAAGGGAATCAATTTGGACATTCCCGCGCTCGGCGCCCAACTTCTTCTGAAGTTGCTCTTCATCCGCCATTACCTCAATCCTCTACCATTTTACACGGTCCGCCCAGTAAGCCGCAGACATCTTACCCTTGGCGATGTTCTTGCCATGTCGAGCTTTGAAACTAGCACGTTTCTTCTTCATCTTGTCGGACTCACCTGCTTTTGGCTTACCAGCGGTCTTAGCGCCCTGCTCACCAAAGCGAATCGTCTTTACTTTGTCACCCTCCTTGGCCACAACAACGTGCGATTTTTTCGGGTGGTTCGGTGTCCGCTTAGGCTTATTAAAACCATCAACACCCACACGAGTCAGTCTTGAGTCCTTCTTCACCTTAACCCCTTGTCAACGCCAAAGCGGACCATCCGCTCAACAATCTCAGGCCCTATGCTCTCAATCAGCTTGTCACACTCCCGATCAGTAACCGCAGGGTGGTTCGGACCAAACTTGGCAACAACATGACGAAGGTGAACCTTCTTCACAATCCCGCGAAGAAGGCTCAACTCTTCCTGCTTCAGAGCGCTGATAAAGCTCACGCTTTCGGCCTCTTCCTCTTGGTCTTCTGCAATGAATAAGGAGTGGGGGCCGGGGCGTCGGGGAGCTCAAGAAGCCGTCGCGAAGAAGGCGTCCGGGTCTTCCCGGAATAAACTATACCCAAGAACACATGCACAGGTCCAGAATACTCAAGGCCGTCACTCGCATAAACATACATCAGAAATCCCCATCCTTCATCCCCAAAGGATCAACAGGCTTCAGCAAACTCCCACGATACACAGGACCACGCCTGTCAACCTTCTCAGTAGAAAGCTTAGGCAAAGGCCCAGACTGAGGCTTCACATAGCTCGACTTATAACCACCAAAGCACATCAGTACTTACCCCCTTTGCCTTTGCCCTTACGGGGCCCACCCTTAACTCTGACTTTGAACACTTCAGGCAGCTTAGTATACCTCATCGGACCCTCATGGAAAAAAATGTTTGGGCTGGAGTATTTGCAGTAACATCGCCCAGAGTTTCCCCCCCACCAGCCTAAACAGACACTATCGCAAAAGATCAGCCAAGATCAATCGACACCCGAATATCGCCAGCCACTTGCACTTGGCTGCGGTCCACGGGCTTAAACCCAGCGCGATCAAGTATGTCCTTCGATGCTTCAAGCCTCACATACTCAGACTTCGCGCCCGAGGCAAGCTTCAGGACTTGGCTCACAGCCGCCGTCGCGTTAAGCCCTATCGTCTCAGCCACCCGCTGCATCATGTACGCCTGCACATGTGGCAGCCGGACTGTTTTGCTGGCGGTGACTCTTCCGCTCTGGCCTTCGGCATATCCTGCCGCCGTCGCAGCGGACTTCAGCGTTCCGCCTGTTGCTACAAGGTAATCCACCAGAGCCCTCTGTTTTGGAGTCAGCGGACTAGAGACTGTTGCTGGCATTGCGCCCCCCCTTTCCCTCTTTCCCCCCCATTTCTGGAGCCTCCAAAAGGGGCGTGTCAAGGGGTCTTGTGCCACGATTTAGGGTTGACAGGGATTGGAGCGTTCACCGGCCCTTGCAATCGGAGACGGAGCCCAGAGGGCTCCGCCGCGCAGAGCGCGGTTGCGGGTCCGGGCTAGGTCGGAAGCATAAACTGCCCAACACTCTGGCAGCGCTTCCGGATGCCAAGTGGGACTACAGAGACAGCGACAGTGGAAGATTGAAACCGTCCTAGAGGGCAGGGAGCGGGGAGCCAACCGACTATGCGACACCCCCGCCTACGCATCAAGCAGAATAGCGGTTCCCCCCATTTCTTTAAGTGTTCCGCCCCGCTATTAACCGATTCCTGGCTCTGCGTTGCTCTGCTTGGCCTGTGTCCCGCTTGCCGACCGAGACAGGAATCGGGCGGGGCGGGATTGTGGGCCCCCCCGCGATTCGGCTTGATGCGTAGGCTAAGTGGGGTGTCGCTTTGTCGGTCGGCGCCACCCCGCACCCTGCCCTCTTCGGCCGGTTCCAATGCGCGGGGGGAGGCAAAGACCAACCGTAGCACTAGGAGACTAAAACAATGGGTACGACGAAAACGGCCACCAAAAGTAACCACGAAACGCTAGCCGACTGGGTTGACGCTCAGGCCATGACAGGCCCCCGCTTCAGCATCGAAGCCCGCAACTATGTCGAACACGACTACCTTGGCTTCGCCCGAAGGCTGATCTGCGAGGCTGTGATGGATAAGCTCTACTATCTCGAATTCGGAAAAAACGACGGCCGGAGCGGTGCAGAATATCGGCTGGACCGCGCGCGCGAACGGGCACGGCAGGCAATGCGGGCTCACTCGCACGCAGAAATCCCAGAGGAAAAGTTGCGGCAGGCATTCGACGAGGTAGCCAGCCATGAAGCGGAGCTAGCATTCGTTCGGGCAGAAATGGCCGCATTGCAGAAGCTCTATGCCGAAAAGGTCGGGACCGACGGTGAACACTATGAGCCGTACGGGATGCGATCTGCGCAACGCCCGCACGGAAACGTAGCGCCCGCGCCCGACACGATGCCCGCCGACTTGGCGAGGCTGGCAAAGCAACTTGGCGTAGCATAACAAGGCAGGACCCGGGCCAACCGAAAGGACGG